TTCATCCTTGTCGTCCTCGAAGATGACGATGACGGTGCCCTTGAGCATGGCTTCCTCCTTGGCGCTGCAGGCAGACGCCGAGCGTCTGCCCACATCGAAAAACGACCCGGGGCGGGATGCACTCGTATGTATGTTTGGTGGCTTTGTTGACCCGCCCCGGGTCGTTGCCTTCAGGTCAGACTACTACTGGCCCACCTTGCCCGGAGGGGGCGCCGGGGCGGGGATCCCCGCCGGGGCGGCCTGCGGGGCCGGCATGGCGGCCTGGGGCTGGGGCAGCTGCGGCTGCGCCACGGGGGCCGGCTGGGCCACCGGGGCGGCCATCTGCGGCTGGGCCATGGGCTGGGCCATGGGCTGCGCGACCGGCTGCGGCTGGGCCACGGGCGCCGGGGCGGCGGCGGGGGCCGCGACCGGCTGGAGCAGGGAGGGCTGGGCCGCCGGGGTGGTGCCCGGCTGCTGGACCTGCCCGCTGTTGCCGCCGCCCTGCTTCACCGCCGCGTCCCACTCGCTGAGCGGACGCTCGTTGGTGATGTTGGTGTAGGTGCCCTGCTTGATGACCTGGGCCACGTACTGGCGCCCGTGCAGCCACTCGGCCTGGACGTTCCCGCCGTTCTGGGCGATGAACTCGTCGGTGATGCCGCAGGACAGGAACATGCGCTTCAGGAAGGGCGCACCCTTCTCCGAGAGCTGGTAGCTGTTGGCCAGCTTCCGTCCCTGGAACTGCGTCGACGGGCCCGGGCCCATGACGATGGTGTTGTTGACGAGCAGACGCTGCCCGGAGCCATCGTTGTTGGTCCGGATCTCGGTCGACTCGACCTGGAACATGTACAGACCCGGCGGGTAGTCGAACCCGACGGCCGGCTGCACGTTGTTGAGGTTGATGGGAAGGAATCCTCCTCCGTTACTCATGGTCGTTCTCCTTCTAGTGTCGGTTGCAGTTGTACTTCCGGTTATTGAACGGTCACGCCGTCGCGTAGACGAATTGACCGATTCGACTCCACAGCGCCCTGAAGGTCGGGTAGTCCCCGAGCTCAGGGTCGACCAGCTTCCCCTCCGGGAATGCCAGGCCGTACTTGTGACGCACGATCTTCGTGAGCCAGTTGGGTGAGGTGTAGTAGACCGGCTGAATCATCATCCGGCCCATCGCGTTCGGGTCGGGCTTCAGGTCCTTGTGGGCGTGGATGATCATCTTGCACATGCCCGGGAGCTTCAGCGCCGTCTCGCCTCGGATGTAGGGCTCGACTGCGACGGTGCGGCTGCCGCCCCCCTGACCGTCCGACTCCTTGACCTCCTTCTCGAGACCGATCCAGATGACGTTGAGCCCCGTGTTGTGGAGCATCATCGCCAGGTCGCGGATGTGCATGGCCAGGATGCCCCAGTCACGCATCGTCATGTTGGTGGCCATGCCTCCAGCATCCTCGATCTTCTTCTTGATCTTGGGGTCGTTGTAGCGCTTGGCCATCAGCTGAGCGATCCACATGTCCACGTAGTAGGTGATCGAGTCGACGACGACGGTGTTGACGTCCCACGCCAGGTAGTTCGCCCTGATGGCGTTCACCTTCTCGTACATCATCTCCGAGGAGGTGATGTGGAAGGATGGCGGGGCGGCCACGCCGTACAGCGATGGCAGCATGGCCAAGGCGTCGTCGCCACCCTCGGCTCCGACCGAGAGGAACAGCGGCTTGGGCCACTGGCCCGCCCAAGTCGTCTTCCAGGTGCCCACCGAACCGAACAGGAACACGGTCACGCCCTGCTTCACGGTGCTCTGACCCGGGAAGTGCAGGTCTGGGTCCGTGATGCGCGTCGTTGGGGCTGCCTGCTGCTGGGCTTGCATCAGCGCCTGCTGCCCCGTCACGGCCTGGACACCCGATGCCACCAGCGCTTCCTGCGACGCGGCGTAGACGCCCATCTGGGCGGCCTGGTCCGGTGTCGGAGGTTGCGGGATGACGCCATCTTCTTGCGGGGCTGGCTGACCCGGCACCCCTGGCTGCAGGGGCTCGCCGATCATTCCTTGTTGCGGTGGCGGTTGCTGGGTCATGGCCTACTCCTCTCCTCACGTTGGTGGTCGATGGGTTTCTGTTCTGCTCCAGGTGGGTCGCGTGCGCTCCTCCGGTTCATGCCATAACTCCTTCTTCCCATTCTGCGTCGTAGTCCATCAGCCTCGCACACAGCAGCTCGAAATCGAACTCGCCCGAGGCCTTCTCAGGTGTCAAGTCGCGGACCAGCGACAGGTCACTCTCGTCCCGTGGGGCAATCTTCATCGCCTCCCTGGCCTTCTGCTCCAGCTTCTCGATGAAGAGATCGTCCACCGTCTGCCTGACCACCAGGTAGTAGATGTCGACCTTCTCCGCGGTGCAGCCATCGCGGTGCACCCGCTTCTCGGCCTGGCGCAGCTGTGAGGTGTTCCAGTGCAGGTCCACCAGCAAGCAGGCCGAGGCTGCCGACAGGGTGTTGATGGAGGTGCCGGCCGAGCCCATCGTGGCGATGTAGATGCTGCACTCGTCCTTGGCGAACTCCTTGGCGAGCGCCTTGCGCTCCTTCATGTCCATCTCGCCGTGGACCGGCCCGTAGACCATCGGGCTCTTGCCGGAGATCTTCACCCCGGAGGCAACCATGCCGGCGATCTTGTCGTATATATACTCTGCCGTCTTCCGTCGCCAGGTGAACACGACGAGTCGGTTGTGTTGGCCGAGGATGGAGATGACAGCCTTGATCGCGGCGGCCTGCTTCATCTCCGACAGGATGCCGATCAGCGTCGTCAGGCAGACCAGTCGCGCGGCGCCCGGCTTGCGGTCATTCTTCGACAGCTTGATGGTCGTGTTGCCGAGCGTGATCGTGGCCGCCTCGTCGGGAATCTTGCCTTTGAGCTTGAGGTAGCCGATGGTGTCGCGCTGAGCCAGCGAGTAGTCGTCGAGCAGGTGCTCCTCGATGCCCTCAGCCTCGATGACGTGGCGCTCCATCGGAGGCAGCTCGTCGCCGACTTCCTCGGTCGTGTAGCGCAGCACCGTGCCGGCCAGCCTGGCGCGAAGCTCGTCGGTGTTGCTCTCACCCTCATAGGTCCAGTGGCCGCCATCCTCGGGGGCCATGCGCTGGCCGCCGCAGTAGCGAACGCCGAAGTCGTGGTGCGAGGGGCCCCACTGTCGGGGCTGGCAGGTCGCCACCTGGTTCCACAGGTCCAGCCTCTCGTTGGGGATGGCTGTGCCCGTGAGGCAGAAGCGTCGCTCGATGGTGTTGCACAGGGCGAGCTGCCGTGCTGCCTTGGAGCGCTGGGCTTTCTGGTGGATCAGGAAGTGGCTCTCGTCGAGAATCATCCAGGCAGGCTTGAGCGTGGCGAATATCCACGGCTGCCACGCCTGCAGGATCTCGTAGTGGCAGAAGAAGCAGTTGTGGTGCTCGAGGAACCCCGGGTCAATGTTCTTCATCCCCTCCAGGGACAACACCGTCAGGTTGTAGTGCACCTTGGCGTCGGAATCGTCGTCGCACCAAACGCCCTTGGCGATGTTCGGTCCGACGATGAGCCCGGGGCGCTGCAGGTAGCCGTCGAGCCAGTTGGCTTGCAGCGAGGAGACAGTCTTGCCGAGGCCGGGGTCCGCCCACAGCAGATTACCCTCACGCATCGTGGTCGTCTGACGAAGGAAGGTCACCGTGCGAGCCTGATACCGACGGAGCTTCAAGCCCGACGGTGTCCTGTCGTTCGGCTCGGGATCGTAGTCCTCAAGGTTGGCTGGCAACAGGCCCATGTCGAGGAGCGACTGCGGCACGTACCAACCTGTCTCCTCTGGCTTCTTCTTGTTCTCCATGGGCCGGACCCCAGGGATCCGGCGCAGGCTGTCAAACCGCTCGGGTGGGCAGGCCTCCAGCTTGCAGAGTCCTGGCCATCTTGTGGGCCACGATAGAACGCAGCCCTCCAGCGGATCTTGGAGGGTGACCGAGTGCATCGAACAGCACCAATACCTCAGTTGGATCTCCCTTGTCAATAACTATTTCACAAGGGAGCAAGATCTCTCAGAAATCCCTGAGACCTCACAAGAATCTCACAAAATTGTTGCGCCGAAGATCTTCGCCGTGGTAGAAGGGTCAACCATCGCCGGAGCCCAACGGATCCGGTGATTCCTTGACGCACCGCACAGCAACTTCTACGGTAGAGACAGGAGGCAACTTGGCCCGCAGGTCCCACCAGATTTACACCGTTAAGGATTTGCTGGCGCTCAAGGACGACCCGGACCGCTGGATCGTTGAAAACATGATCCCCCGAGCGGGCCGAACCTTAGTATTTGGCCAGGGGGGCACGTACAAGTCAACCATAATCTTCGACCTCTGTGTGGCCCTGAGCGCCGAACGCATGCTTTTGCGGCAGTTTACGGTCAACAAGTTCGGGCCGGTCCTGCTCAACTCCACGGAGGGGTCCATCTTCGACAACAAGGACCGGCTCCTCGCTCACGCCAGAGCCCATGCGGTCAACCCGGCTGAGCTTCCCCTCTACTTCTGCCAGCAGCCCTTCTGCCTCGACGATGCCCTCGACACCGAGGAGCTTGAGCAAGTCATCAAGACCATCGAGCCCATCGTGGTCGTGCTCGACCCCCTCGACTCGTTCTTCAGCGGCGACGAGAACTCGTCGAAGGAGACCAAGGCTCTCCGTCGGGCAGTAGACCGGATGGTCGACGAGTACCAGACCTCGTTCATCATCATTCACCACGAGACGAAGGGCAAGGACCCCACGCCCCGCGGCTCTTCGGCTTGGTACGGCTGGGCCGACGCTGTGCTCCACGTCAAGACCTGGAAGAAGAAGCTCGGGCTCCCCTCCGGCGAGACGGAGATCGTCACCGTCGAGAGTCTCAAGCAGCGCAACGGGAAGAAGGGGCATGTGTTCTCGGCTGTCCCACGCAACGACGACGAGCTGAAGCAGGTCACCTTTGCTTTCTATAACGACAAGGACCACTCCGGCGTCGTGCTCGAATACTGGAAGCATGCCTGCTACAAGGTGCTGCGCGACGCGACGGTCCCGATGACCAACCAGGACGTCGCTGCGACTCTCGGCGTTCGCCCCGAGAAGATACTGCAGGCCCTGATGGCCTTGGAGGAAGAAGGCTTGGCCGACAAGAATGCAGAGCTGCCGAAGCCCTTCGGTCCCGACGGCTCCCGCACACGCATGGTCCCGGCGTGGCAGGCCTTGAAGAAGATCAGCCTTGTCGACCTCGCGGAATACATGGTAAAAGAGGAGGAAGCAATTCTCGAGGAGGAGCTGCAAGAGCACGTTGTGGTGCCCGAGCTACCTGAACCAAATGCTGACACATCAGACTCAAGTCGAGTACGCCCTGTTGGAGGCACGTCGGGACCCATCCTTCCACAGGTTCTGCACTGAGCGCATCAACGCGCTCCGTTCCAAACATCAGCTGCCAGATGATTTCGAGGCCTGCCTGTCGGTGGAGGCCGCCCCGGGAATCCCACTGGCCCGGGCGTTGCTGGAGCTCTTCATGGCCCAGCTGGACCAGCCGCAGTGGGTGCGGGCGAGGGACCTGGCGAAGGGCCCCGCCCTGACGCTCATTCCTGCTCAGTGAGCCCCAGGCGCCGCAGGAAGCCCCGCGGCCACACCCGGGCTCGTGGCTTGCGCTCGCCCAGCAGGCCGGCTGCCACGGCCTCTCGAACGTCCTCGTCTCCCATCTCCCGCATGAGCCGGTTGTAGGTCACCACGACCTCCTCCAGCTCCTCCGGCGGGTCGCCCTTCAGGCCGTCCATGATGCTGCGCCGGCCCAGGGCCACGCACTGCTCGACCCAGGCGATGGCCATGTCGTCGTCGACGTCTACCACCTCCAGGAAGGCCCAGACCAGCAGGCGCCGGGCGTCTGCCAGCTCTTTGCTCGACCGGCCCTCGTGGCGCAGCAGGTCGATGTGAGAGACCCGGGTCTTGCTGGTCACGGCCAGCACCAGGGCGGCCCAGCCGCGGATCGCTGAGCCGATGGTGACCTTGGGTGGACCGAGGCCCACCGTTGGCTGTTCTCTTACGCCCATGGTCTTTCCTTTATCCATAGAGAGAGGAATTGCCCGATGCGTAACGATTTTTCTTGCAGGATCAGTCATGATTCCGCTCACTTGTTACGAGTCTCCGCAAGCGAGGCCCTGGAGATTTGCTTCCAACGAAAAAGTACATGATTATCTGGTCTCGCTTACACCCCTTGCGAACTTGTCTATTTCTTGCTCCAGCCGAGTTATATAAGACGACTTGCCCACCTGTTCCGTCCGGCGGCGGGGGGCGCTTGCCCCCTCTTCCTGGTCTTCTGGCTCGGGCGGCATTGTGTAAGACACCCTACAGGTTTTGATGGCCCTGGTGATCGCCACGTAGAACAGGCGCAGCTCCTCATCCGGGTCCTCGGCCCGGGCGTTGGGCAGTCGGCCCTGCACCACGTCCATCAGGAACACGTGCTTCCACTCCAGGCCCTTGGCCCGGTGGATGGTGGAGAGCACCAGGGCGTCCGTGTTCGAGCCCTCTCGCACCTTCAGGCCAGTCTTGCGTGCCTGCTTGACCGCCACCGTCAGCTTGTCCACGTAGGCCAGGAACTCCTTCGTGGTCTTGAAGGACCGAGCCATGCGCTGCAGCGCCGCCAACATCGCCGCCTTGGATTCGTCCATGCCCAGCAGGCCCTCCTCCCGGCGTAGCTCCTCCAGGTAGTCGGTCTCCCGCAGGACCAGGGCGATCATCTCCGCCGGCCCGGCGCTGTTCAACTCCTCGGCCACGTCCTCCGGGTTGGCTTCCTCCCGGGCTCGCCGTGCCCGGCGCCGTGCCCCCATCCCGCCCATGCCGATGCCTTCGATGTCGCCCCGGGCGTCGGCCAGGGTGTCCAGCAGCTCGGTGGGCACCTCGTCCCTCAGCTTGAGCAACTCCTCGAGCGGGTCGCCCGCCTGCTTGGCCTTCTCCAGCTTCTCGCGGTGGTAGGCCTCGCGCTGCTCGGCCCAGGCCGCGATCTGATTCAGACGCTGCAGCAGCTTGTAGAGGTCCTCGATGGAGCCGCGCTGTCTGTAGCTCAGGTCATCCTCGTTGGCGATCATCGCGTCGAGCAGCGAGATGTCCCGGTTCATCGCGTCGGCCGAGCACTTGTTGATGAAGCCCTTGCCGATGTAGCGGAACGGACGGTTGATGATGTGGGCGACCCAGCGCCCGTCGGGGTCGTAGCCCGAGGCCACGCGTAGGTAGGCGAGGATGTCCCGCACCTCTCGCGACTCGAAGAACGAGCCGCTGGCCATCTTGACGTACTTGATGCGCCGGGAGATGCAGGCGATCTCCGCCAGGTCCAGCGCCACCCGAAGCCGCGAGAGCACCGCGCAGGACCTGAGCCCCTCGCCGCTCTCGGCGATCTCGACGCATTGCTGGATGACGCCCTCGGCCTCGGAGGCGGCGTCGTCGTAGCGGTCGATGGCCACGGCGTCGGTCGTCATGTCCTCCGAGGCTGCCTTGATCTCCCCGGTGATGTGCCACGGCTTGCCCTGCACCAGCCCGGTGCCAATGGCGCAGATCATCGGGTTGGAGCGGTAGTTGATGGGCAAGGTCAGCTCATCCACGTTCTTGTTCTTGGCGAACTCGACGAACAGCGAGGGCTCGGCCGAGCGCCAGGCGTAGATGGACTGCGAGGGATCCCCGCCGACCATCAGGTTGTGCGCGCAGTCCCGCATCCGCGGCGCCATGGGCAGCTCGTCGACCTCCTTCATGCAGGAGTTCAGACCAACGAGGAACCGGGCGATGTCCCACTGCACGGGGTTGGAATCCTGCGCCTCGTCGACGATGACCACGGACCAGCGACCTCGCCACCGCTCCCGGGCATCCTCGTCGGTGAGCAGGACCATCCAGGACCAGAGCAGCATGTCGTTGAAGTCGTAGAGCCCGGCGATGCCTCGGCGCCGCTCCAGCTCGATGTAGACGTCCATCAGGATCTGGCGAGGCAGCCCGGCCAGCATGGTCCACTTCTCGGCCTGGCGCAGCAAGAACTCCTCGGCCCGCATGTTCAGGCCAAAGGGGTCGGAGTAGATGTAGCAGAGGCCCTTGGCTTTGCAGGCCTCGACGTACCGGGACACGCCCTCGAGGTCCACCCCGGCGTTGGGGATCTTCTTTTTCTTCCTCAGGTCGCCGAGGGTCTTCTTCAGCTCCATCGGCAGCCTGTTCTTCTCGTCGAGGTCGAACTCCTCGAGCAGATGCGTGTCGGCGGCGATGATCTGCCGGCACACGGAGTGGATGGTGCCCACCCGCGCACCGACGATGCCGAGCTGCTTGAGCCTCTCGTTCATCTCTTGCGCCGCCGCTCGGGTGAACGTCATGCAGAGGATGTACTCGGGGTCGAGGCCGTCGGCGACCATCCTGGCGACACGCGCCACGATGGTGCCGGTCTTGCCTGCGCCGGGAACCCCGGCGAGGCAAGCCTGGCCCTCGCCGACGTTGACGGCCTCGACCTGATAGGGATTGAGCCTGTTCAGCAGAGCTTGCAGCTCCGGGCTGTACGGGCTGGGTGCGGGGGCATTCATGCGGGTCTCTCTCCTACTTGCCCTGCGGTGGGTGCTGCGACATGTCCCACCAGTCCTTGCAGATGGCTGCCGCGATGGTGTTGAAGTTCATCGTGCCCTTGAACGTCTGCGGCGCCTTTGCCTTCTTGCCCTTGGCAACGAGCTCCGCGTTCTTCGCCTGCTCCTCCGGGGTGAAGGGCAGCTCGTGCTTCCAGGCGATGCCCTTCTCCTTGACCTCCATCTCGTACATGTTGCCCTCGCCGTCCGGCCCGAACGGGAAGACCATGCCCTGCTCCCAGCTCGCCCGCAGGGTGTCGGCCAGTTTCTCCTTGACCGACTTCTCGGTGTGGCCCGGCACCAGGTACTTGTCGGACGCGAAGATCTCCATCGAGGACGCCACGTCGCAGAAGGTCGCCATCACCAGCTCGGCGAGCTTCTTGCGGTACGCGGTGCGCTGCTGGCGCTTCACCTCGGACGCGGCCTTCTTGGGGTCGGCCATCTTGGCTGCGCGCTTCGTGTCCGTCGAGGGCTCGGCCAGCTTGTCGATGGTGAAGACCCGTCGCGGGTCGACCTTGAAGGCCACGTCAACGAGGTTCTCGCCGCCGACGTCGCACAGGTCGAAGTATTCGCAGCAGCCGTAGCGGCCGACGCACTGCGAGTGGTTCTTGTGCCACAGCCGGATGTCCTTGCGGTGCTCCTCCGAGGCGAGCCGACGCCAGAACTCGGTGCCGTAGGGGATCAGCTCGTCCTGCAGGAACCGCTCCAGCACCGTGTCCTCGGTGATGGTCTCGACCCGGTGGAACGAGCGTGCCGACGGGTCCTTGTGCTTGGCCGCCACGCTGAAGATCATTCCGACCAGCGGGCCGAACTCCTGCTCCTCCCCGGAGCGCTTGTAGACCAGGGCGTTCATCAGGAACTGGCCGTCCATCGCGTAGCCCTTGGTCAGATCGTAGGTCAGCGCCGAGGTCGTCTTGCGGTCGACGATGTGGACGCCTGTGGCCACGGGGCCCAGCGGCGCGTTGGCCTGCCCGGGCTGCTTCTTGGCGATCAGCGCGTCGTGGCGGCAGGAGAAGGGCAGATGCACCGTCTTGCCTCCGATGCGCTGCGGCTCGGCGAAGAACACGGCGTTGTTCTCGACGGCCCTGATGTCCCACTCCTGGGCCTCCTGCTGGGCGAACAGCTGCAGCTCCTGGTAGACGAGCCGCTGGCAGTGGCCGGCGAGCTCTGGCGCCCCGGCCCGGCGGACGGCGTCGAACACCTCGTCGTAGGGTCGTGAGCCACCATACCGATACCAGAGCTCCCAAAAGGCATGGTAGAGGGAGCCGTACTGCAGGGCCTTGGACTGAATCTTGGGGACGAGCCCCATGATGAAGGCGTAGTAGGCCCTCCGCCAGCACTTCATGCAGACCTCGAGGGTGTGCCAGCTGAAGCCGCCCTCCGACGGGCCACCGTCGATGCCCTCGATGCCATCCAGGACGGCGTTGACGTCGACCTCCTGCTCGCCGCCGGGCGTGGCCAGCAGGTCGCCCAGCAGGCTCACCGGAACCTCCTCGGCCGAGGTTGCACCCACGGTCCCGAGGGCCGCTGGTGCTGCCTGAGGCGCCGGCTGAGCGGGCTGGGCCGGCTGCGCGGCCGGTGGCGGGGTCGTCACGACCGGCGCCACGCTGGGCGCCTCAGCTGCCGGCTGATCGGTCGGGGGCGGCGGGACCTCCGTGACCACCGGAGGGCTCGTCACGGGCAGCGAGATGGTCTGTGGGCCCTCCTGAACGACCTCCCCGGCCGGTGCCGCGGGCGCTGGGGCAGCGGGTCCGGGCTCGCCCAGGTTGATCGTCGCCGAGGCGTCGGGTGCAACAGGTTGCTGCGGTTGCTCAGGTTGCTGCGGTTGCTCCACCTGCTGCGTCTGCTCCGGTTGCAACTTATCTTGACTCGCCTCCGCCGCCGGTGGTACACTCCCCGCGGCCGGCGGATCGGCGCTGGGGGCCGGAGGGGGAGAGTCTGTCTTGCTCTGCGTAGTTTCCCGCGGGTCAGGATCCGCCTGCGCCGCTGAAGCAGCCGGCATACCGGTGCCCGGCAGGGGCACGGTCACCGACGGCAGCGTGGGTTGGGGTAGGGGGCCGGTCACGGGTCCGGCCGCTTCGGCCTGCGGATTCTCCTCTGATTTCGACATGGTTAGCTCCTTGCTCTCGCCTACGATGATGGTCGTTTTCACGTCAGGGGACACCGGGTCCCTGGCGCGAGCGCACGTTAGGCACGTCTCCATCAGAAAGGCAAGCGATTCGCCTGCAGGCACGCTGCAATCTACGCATGCCTTTTTGACTACGTAGTTCTCTTTCGACGGATCCGGCCTGTCGAGCTCAATCGTCTCGCGACAGGAGGCCCTATAAACGTAGTGTTTACCCACGTTTCTGCCTCTCTTTCCCGATTAAGTTGTGCAGGCTGGCTGCTGGCTAGCCTGAAAAACAGGGTAACTCAAACGCTCACATGTTGCAAGCACTTCCTACCCACTGAATTAAATAGTAGAATAGGATGATGCAAACAATGGGGATTCCCAGCTTCCACAGCAGCGGCCAGAACCAGAACCACGGGTCCTTCAGATACCGCTTGTCGATGTTGTAGGGGTAGAAGGGGTTGTCCTCCGGCGTGTTGGGGGTCGGCTCCTCCTCGTAGATGAACCTGACCTGCCTCGACGACGTCGTCGTGGTCTTCGGCAGCGGGGCCAGCTTCGACTCCGGCGGCTTGCTTAGCAGCTGATCCAGCAGCTGCACCTCGGCGTCGGTGTCCTTGCTCCCCGGGCTCGCTCGGGGTGTGGGCTTGGCCATGAAGCCGCCGTCCTGATAGTGCTGCTGGCGCTTGGCCGCCTGCTCCTGGTAGACCTCCGTCTCGGGGCCGACGGTTTGCCAGTCGAAGATCACGAAGCCCAGCTTGTCGGGCTCGAGCCGCGTGCCCCGGCCGCCAGCCTGCTTCAGCCAGATGGGCGCCTGGCCCTCGCCGGCCCACAGTGTCCACTCGAGCGGCGGGATGTCGATGCCGGTCGACCAGACCATGCAGGCCACGACCACCGGCAGCTCCGGGTCCCTGGCCTTCATGCGGTCCACCAGGTCGTCGCGGTGGTTCTTGCGCATCCTGGACGTCACCACCGGCACCGGGCGCTCCAGCTCCCAGCTGATGGCCGTGGCCAGCCGCTCGGCGTGAGCCTGCAGGCGGCAGAACACGATGCCCGGGGCACCGTGGACGATGCCCTCGAAGGCCCGCTCCTTACGCACCACGGACTTCACGAATCGACCGATCGCGTCAGACCTGTAAGGATCTTCAACGATCACCCGGTCGTAGCGGTTCTTCTCTTCGCTGCTCATGCTTCTCTCCGGACTCGTAACAAGAGGTTGGGATCCCTCATCTTTCCTCGGATTTGCTCCTTATAGATCGGCAAACCTCCGATTGCCTAGAGGAGGCGAGCTCAGGTGGCTAAGGCCAAACGGCGGCTGCCGCGGTCCCAGATCACCGGCTGCACCCGCCCGGGGGCCAGGTAGCCGTTCTCCGTCAGCTCCTCCAGCGACACCCGATGGATCACCGGACCCAGCAGCCCGATCACCAGGGCGTTGCCGGCGTCCTGCCGGTCGAGCGGTGTGCCGCTCAGACCCACCCGCCAGAAGGGCTTGGCCAGGGCGTAGCCCCGCGCCCGGGTCGGCGGCGGCAGGTCCTGGCACTCGTCAACCACCGTGCCGTCGAACACCCGGTCGGTCAGCTTCTCCACCCCGGCGTAGGTCGTCGACACCAGCTCGGCTCCGTCCGCCCCAACCGCGTCGCACATCGGCTGTAGCATCTCTCGGAACGTCTTCTTGGACTGCGCTGCCAGCTCCTTGTTCTTCACCAGGTAGAGCCAGCGCGGGTGGCCATAGCTCGCGCCCAACGCTGCGATGGCCGTGGCCACCAGCGTCTTGCCGCCGCCCATCGCCATGTCGACGAGGCAGCGGCCGGCTGGCGCCATGATCACCCGACCCGCCGATACCGCCTGGTACTGGCGCACCCGGTAGTCCCGCGGCAGCTTGACATCCAACAGCGCCTGGACCTTGTCCAGCAGCCCGACGCCGTCGACCAGAGGCTCGAAGCAAGCCGAGATGGCGCCCTCCTGCGCGATGGCAACGAGTGCGCCGCCCAGCACCCTCAGGTCGTCACCCTCCCACAGGTAGACCTCGCGGCCCTTGCCCTTGGGGTCGAGCCCTCGGGCCCAGTGGTTCAGGTATTCCGTGACAGCCCACAGGTCGGACAGCTCTCCGCTCACGCGAGCCCACAGCTCACGCGCTTCCAGCTTCAGCTGCATGTGGGAGCCTTCTAGTTCTGCGACTCTTTGGCTTGTCGCTCGGTGCTGGCCCACACCTTCTCGGCGAGTTCCATGAACTCTTCGCGGCTTCGCCCCAAGGAGTTGATGAAGGCCGTGGCTGCCAGGTACATGCCGCCAGCGGCGGCGCATGCCGGGCAGACTCCGATCTCTTTCGCGATCTTCAGGAAGGCGTCCAGGGCACGTTGGCGCCCTGGCTTGCCGTCCTGATCACACTGGTACTTCGAGTCTTGATGCGTCTTGTCGATGATGACCATTGGCTCCTGCTTGTAGCTATAGCATAGCCGGCTGCCTGCCCACCCAACCCGCCTTGCATTATAGCCAGCTACGCTACGATTGTCAACAGCTTCTGAACTTGCCCGCGTCCTGGGTCTTCCGGTCCCACAGGTAGTCCTTGATCCAGTCTCCCAGGTCCATCAGGTCCCAGAAGGCCAGGGCCAACAACGGGAGGAACACCAGTAGCCCCAGCGTGACCCACATCGCGAGGAACATGCTGGCTCTGAGCGGGATGATCCCGTAGAACCAGCGGCACTCCCTGCGTGTTGGGGGTCGGCCGAGCTCCCAGGTCATGCGGCCGATAAACCATCGGCCGTTGGCCCGGTGGGGCCACGGCTTGTACGACGTGACCGTGCCGCCGATGCACCAGACGACCAGGCAGTGAGCAAGCTCGTGCAGGTTGAGAGTTAGAACGGCCCCTCCTGCTGCGAGACCGATCCACCACGGAAGCATGGACAGAGTCATGCTCCCAGTCTATCAGTGTTCCTTCAGGTTATCCCGGCTCTTGTTCTTCTCGACGACGGCGGCGACCTCGCGATGTGCATCCCGGCGCAGGATCTCGAAGCCGCCCAGGCAGTAGACCATGATGTCGGCGAGGGCGTCGACCATACCCTCCTCATCGTTCACCTTGCGGGCCCGCTCGAACTCGCCGACCTCCTCGGCGAGGCCGCAGGTAGTTCTGTTCAGGTCCGTCGCCGAGGCGAATCGCCGGCATATCCGGTTGGCGATCACCTCCCGCTGCAGCTCAGCCAACGACGGCGGAGGAGGCTCCCCTGGCTGGGTGAGCTGATGCTCCTGCGGGCGATCCGACACGATAACAACCGAGACCCAGCTGGCGCCTGCGTTGAATGCTTCCAGGGTCCACCCGTCGATCTTGTTGAGCTTGGGCAGATCGATCGGGTCTCGGTGCCTGGTGTGGTACGCTACAGCGACGTGCAGGCCTTGTTCCTCCAGGGCCTTCATCGTTTTGTAGACGGGTGAGTGCTCGTCATCCATGGGTGCTCCTCCGGTTGAGCCGGCCTGCCCGTTCCGAACTGAACATACGATCAGGACGGAGAAGCAGGTAGCGCATCAGGGTTTGATAGAGACTCTCGCCTGCGGCGCAGCCCAGGGCTCCGGAGATGTACCAGAAGCCGTGGGGCCGGCGCCAAGGCGGGCTGATGTAGAGCCGGCGAGCTAGTTCGCCTCGTTGAGGGGGTCTTGCCATCCCGGCTGTGCCCGAATCTCGAGGAGCTGGTAGATGCTGAGCCCCGCGGGGTCCTCACCCCAACCCTTCTCCTTCATGTAGGCCAGAGTGAACTCGTGGCGGGCGTTGATGAGCTTCTGCTCTCTCGCGGCCTGCTTTTCGGTGCCAGGAAAGAATGCCGTGCCCAGGCCGCCGGGCAGCTTGATCCAGGGCATGGCCTACTTTGCCGAGACGCCGGCCGCCTTGATGCCGCCCTCGAGCAGCAGCCGGGCTGCCTCGCGCTCGTTGTCCGTCTTGGCCTCGGCCATCATCTTGCGCAGCTTCTCGACGCCCTCGACGGTCAGGCGCATCGTGGCCTTCTTCTCGATGCCGGCCGGGACCTCTTGGCCCTTGGAGGTGTAGTTGGCGGTGAGGATCTCGTCGAGCCAGGCCACGAACTCGCCGGTGAGCACGTAGGTGTACTCCGTCTTCGTCACTCCCAGCTCGTCCAGCGCGAGGCCGAGCTGGGCCACCTTGCTGACCACGCCATCCTTGACGACGGTGCGGTTGCCATCCTTGCTGATGTCGGGGATGGTCACCGGGACCGTGGCCGAACCGTCGTCGCTCAGGAACTCGATGCGCTTGACCACGCCCTCGGCTCCCACCCGGACCTGCTCGGCGAGTGTGCGGAAGAAGGTCTTGCCCTCATCGACCCGCGCCTCGAGCTGCTTGAAGAAGTTGAGGTCGGTCTTGAACTCCTTGACCTTGGCCTCGTGTCCCTGCACGGGGATAACCCCCTTGCTGCTTGCCACCTTGGGCGCCTTGGTTGCCATTGGCTCGTTCTCCTTATTCAATGCCGCGATGAGCGCGGCGTGTGATGCCTGATCCGCTGGCTCCGCCAGCGTTCCCAGATCTTCAGGTTGTAGGGTGTACGGGTGCCCACAGTGGAGCTCCACGTAGATGCTCTTGTCCTCGTTGACCCGCCAGACCTTGCCGGTTTGGCCCACGTAGACGCACTCGAAGTCGGGGTCCTCGGAGATGAAGCGAAGGGTAGGATGTCCGGTATCCCATCGCTGCATCTACCTCATCGCCCTCTTCCAGTTGTCAATCGGGACGGCTGCCTTGCCGAAGGCCTTGGATACCGCAAGGTACACCTCTCGGGCGTGCGGCTCAAGCAGCTCGTAGGGTAGGTTGGCGATCCAGAAGCCCTGCCGGGCATCCACGACGAGGCCCATGTGGTCCACTGCGATCTTCCGCTCGCTCAGCAGCCAGATGTCACGGGCAACCTTGGGCTGCAGCAGCAGGTGGTGCAGCTTGTCCAACCCCTCCCGCCCGTCGCAGGGCCGGCGCATCATCTGCTTGAGGGCATTGGCACCCTCGTCGTAGCTGCCGTCGTTCTCCCCGATCCAGATGTACGGCTCGACGCCCTCGAAGGACCAGCGCGTGGGGTCCATGATGCGGCCGTCTTCCAGCTGAATCCAGCCATGACGGTAGCACGAGCGTTGCTCCCAGCTGCTGTCCTCCGAGACCTCTCCGAGCCAGAGCCCGTAGCAGTCGTGCCCCGTGACCAGGTTGGCGTCCAGGATGGCGCAGGAGACGCCGTGGCAGTTGCGCTCCCAGTCCTTGGCCTTGACGCCGATGGCTTCCTCGACGTCCGCCACCGTGATGTCCTCCGGGTTCGTCCAGACCTTTCCGGCTCTCAGCTCGCCCTCGATGCGCTGCTTGAGCTTGAGGAGGGCACCAGTTGCCTGGCAGGGCTCGATGTCGTCCGGGCTCGAGGCGGCCATCTGGTTGAGCAGGATGGCCAGGGCGAGGGCGTCGTTGGGGGGCCTGTGTGCCAGGCCCCACTCGTGCCGGGCGCCTTTCTCCGTGACCAGCTCGGCCTTGATGCGGCACTCGCCGGGCTTCCAGTCCTTGTATCTAGGCTTCGCCATAACATCTCCTGCACTCGTCGCACTTGATGTCCTCGCCGGCCGTGGCCGGACACTCCAGTGGGTGGCCGATCTTGGTCTTCTTCATGTTCGAGTGGTAGCCGAAGACCACCCTCACGTGGGTCACCGCCGGGTGGAATTGGACCTCCCGCCAGCCGGCATCGCCGCCCGCCGCCGTGGCGTAGGCGAGCTGAATTGTGCCGTTCAAGTTGATGCTCGCCTGCATGAGCTCGCCGAGGTCGAACAGTGTCGTCGATGGGTCGGTCGAGCCCATGAAGAAGGGCCGCAGCTCGTGCGGCACCTTCATCTCGGCGCAGCAGTCGGCCATCGCCCGCATCTCAACCGGCTTGCGGCTGAAGCCGAAGATCTTGATGCCCTCGCGGGCCAGCAAGCAGTAGAGCAGCGTCAGCTCGGGGAACAGGTCCCCGGTGCCGTTGCCGCGCAGGTGGCTCACGCCGCGGTTCTTGAGTCGCTTGGCGATCTCGACTGCGGTCTCCTCGAGCTTGCCGTCGGCCACCAGCTTGATGATGGCCTGCTCGTTTCTCTGGTAGCTCTCGCGCTGGACCTTCCAGGTGATGGGGCCGGTGTTGACCGAGGTGTCGTCCCAGCCCATCTCCTTGATGATCTCTTGGGTGCGCCATCTTCTATAACAGTGCCGGGCACACCAGGGGGTGGGCTCGCAGGAGTCCACGTTGATGGAATAGCCTGTCTTGGCGTTCTTGCTGATCAAGA